GAATGTCCATGCGCTCGCTCAAGACGGGTCTCCAATGGCGGTGTCCCACCAGAAGGAGTCAATGAAGGTCTGCTCGGCGGCACCGCCCCTGAGCACGCCCACCTCGGGCTGCATGGCCCCGTCCATCTCCTTGAGCCTGTCCAGGAAGGGGCTGTCCTCGAGGGAACTGAGGCGCTGGTACGTTCCGCCCTCGTCCTCTTCCTCGATGCCCTTGGCGTAGAGGCGCACCAGGAGGCGCAGGAGCGGCTCGAGCTCCGCGCTGACGTTGATGTACTGCGTGTCCGCGTTGGAGTCCGTGCCGAGCACCAGGAGCTTCCGCCGGTAGCGCATGGCCATCAGGCCGGTTGTGCTTGTCGAGGCTGGGGTTGGGTAAACCTCCAGCCGGGTCTGGAGCCCGCCACCGCTATCGGGCACCGCGCGCGATATGCAGACGTAGTAGCCGCCGACGTAATCCTCGTCGTCGTCGTCGTAGGCTCTGAGCTGGGTGAGCCGCGCCGGGTCCACCCACTTGATCCAGTTGGTCGTGCCCTCGGTGTGTTCGAGCGCGATAACGTCTCGCACGTCGTCAGGCAGGACGATGTAAGACTGCGCTGCCGTGGAGTCGAGACTCACCTCGGGGCCCACCATCGTGTCCCAGGGGTGCATCGAATTGAAGTACGCGACCGCCTGGTTGATGATTAGCAGGGGGTCAGTCCACGTTGACGGTTGCTCCGCGCCCGTGGCCATCTTGATCTCATTGATGAGGTCGATCACTTTCACGGACATCGGGCACCTCGCAGATGGAAGGGGGAGGAGACCCCAGGACGCGGCAGGACGCCCCAGGGCCTATTCATTCAGGGCTAGACCGCGACGTAATCCGCGAAGCCCTCCACGCCATTGAATAGTACCGGGAAGAGCCCAATGGCCGTGGCGCTGGCAATCGTTCCCGCATAGCGAGACTTGGCAACACAGCGAATGTAGTCGCCTGTGACAGCATCCGCGACGTGGCTCAGGGTGTTGAGCGTTGCGGCGGCGCCATCGCCGGTAAACATCCCGTGATCGAGGGTGATCGACGTTGATGTCGTGTCCACGATCGCCAAGGCAAGACCGCGCACCAGGGCATAGCCTGTCCCCGCGATGGCGAGGTCTTGCAAGAGCACGCCGTGAATGCGGCTCTGCTCCATCATAGTCACTTCAGTGGCATCGACGGCCGTGGGCAAGACGCAGGTGTACTCCTCAGCGGCCTCCCCATCGAGCGTAGCGTAAGTGACCCCGGTATGCCCCGTGGGCAACAGGCGCACGATGTGGCCTTGGCTGTAAGCCGCGGCCGCACCAGTCACCATGACGATCGTTCCACCCCAGGACGCAGCAGCGCTGGCAAACGGGGGGAGAATCCCGACTTCGTTGAAGATTTGGTTGCTCATTGGATCAGTCTCCTACGCGATATGGGCCATCGGGAAAACGATGCCCTGACGACGCAGATCCCGGCACAAGTTGTTGTGCCAGGTGTCGCAGGGGATGACGTGATCCGTCGCCTGGTTCGAGGGGGACTTCATCGGCAACTTGCGGAAGTAGCGGCGCGAGTGCATCGCCTTGTGCAAGTACGAGAAGTCGAGGAAGTGATAACGCGGCCCGTCGTTGTCCGCCGTGTCGTTCCCGGATGTGTGGTCCGGGGCCGAGGTGTTGGTGGTGTCGTCCCAAGTGCCGTAGATGCTCTCGGTGCCGTGCTCATCATCCGCCGCTGTCGGGTAGATCGCAGCGGTGTCAAGCGCCTCGACATACATGAGCTGGATGCCGTTGAAGTTCGGACCCGGATACGCCGGGTTCTGAGCACCCATGCGGAACCAGTCTTGGTTCAAGCGCAAGGCGCGCTGGAAGTTGGTGTAGCCCGTCTTGCCGGTCACGCAGACGTTGTGGATGCTCTTCGGATCGCTCGCTTCTGCGCCGCCGGGGCCCGGAAGCTCCTTGATCCCGGTCGAAAGGATCACGTCATCAAACGCCTCGAACAGGTGCGGAGCCGTTCCGGTCGCCAAGCCCGCGCTCTTGTAGCCAGATCGGGCATTATCCCACGTCGGGAAGGTGATCTTGTTGATCCCCATTACCTCGTTGTTTCCTGCACCCGCAGCTCGGTAACTGGAATACAGGCCATTGCTGACCCCGTGAGTCGCCGTGTCCCAAGCCTGAAGTTCGTTGGAGAACAGGGCCAAGGAATTGATGTCCTTGCCGGCCGAGCCCTCCATGTCCGCAAACGACGGGACGGCCCAGAACTCGTCTTCCATTCCGTGTGCCTGCGAAGTGATCGTGCGCATATTGATCTTCTTGCGCATATTCACGAACTGCTGGTAACGGATGGAGTCCTTCAGATTGGGACTCGCGTTCAGCTCGATTTCCTGGTCATTCCAGGCCATGTGGTCGAGCGAGAATCGCCAGTCGATCTCCCAGTTGTCGAGCACCTGGGGGTTCGGCCAGGTCTGCTTGACGCCAGGCTTGTAGGTCCTGTAAGTCGAGACATCTCGAATCAGGACATCGCCGCGGATCTTCGAGCCACCTTGAATGGACTCGAAGCCTTCGCGGCCACGCAGCATGAGCTGCAACATATACCCTCTACGGGTGAGCAGATTGACGACATCATTGGGTCCGCCAAAGTCTGCTTCTCCTGTTGCCAGGATGAAGTCGGTGAAAAGGTCCACTACTAGCCTCCAGTGAGACTACGCGATCGCTTGACCGCTCGTTATCCCCCGTAGGCCCTCTTCGCCGCGTTCAGATCACCGCCAGTCTCCTCGTGCGTGCGCAAGAACGCGAAGTCCTTGTCCTGCTGAGTCGTCTGCGATTGGTTTGACACGGGCTTACGAGACGGCCCGGGCGGCTGTGTCCGCTTGCGGGGGTTTGTCTTGCCAGGTTGGGACGCCTGGGCGCCGAGGACGATTTGACAGGCAAGCTCCATCCGTTTCTGGGTGCGCGTCGAGCGAGAATCGCTCTTCGCATACTCCATGCCGGGCTCAAGCTCGCGCATCTTCGCCTCTACGGCAGCCTTATGTGTGGCATCCCGCAACTGAGGGAAACGCTCCTCCAGTTGCCTCCCAACCTGATCGTTCACGATGCCGTCCAAGCCTTCGCGCATCTCGGCGAGCTCGTTGCTCACCTCCTGGCGTGCCTGCTTGACGGCGGCGTTTGCGACCGCGCTGAGGGCCTCGGGCAAGTCCTCGGGATTGAGGTCGAGGTCGTAGGGTTCTAGTACCTTCGCCAAGTCGAGATTTGCACTCGGTGCGGGTTCTGCGGTGGCCGTGTCAGGTTCACCGGAGTCCGCGGTCTTGGTCTGGTTCGAGTCCTTTTCCTTGAAGCGCCCTAATTCTGCACCGATCCGATCCTGCTCAGCCTGGCCGTCAGCCATGCCCAGCCCCACCTCGAGGATTTCCTCGCGGGTCATCGAGTCGAGTGTCTTCTGTCGAATGCCCTCTGGCAGCCCACGAGTGAGCGCCGTCAGAGCCTTCGTGTAGATCGGGGAATCGGGCTCGGAACCGAGAGAGCCCTCCTCCCCTGCCACCTCTTCGCCGGTGGTGCTTTCGGCCGCGGCTGCCTCGGTGGCGCCGGCGGTCTGTTCTGCGCTGTCTACGATCACGTCTGCAATCTGGGCCTCGAGCTGCCCGCTCGGCCCCTGGTCGTAGTTGGCCGCGTTGTCCTGGAGCCAGGCCACGCCCGGGTCAGAGGTAGCGCCAGCGTCCGATGCTGCATTCGTCTCGTCTGCCATAGCCCTTGTGATACTACCCGTCGAAGGTGGTAGCAAGGCCCCTCCCAGAGCGTTTCGCTGCCCATTCTCTCGCGCTGGCGCGGCTTTTCCAGCCGGGGACGCCCTTCGCGTTGTAGAAGTCAGCGCCCGCGGCGTCCGTGTTGCGGCAAACCTGGTAGTTCCAGAAGATGTCGTTGTACTTGACGTGGCCCCGGGGAATCACGATCACGCGGCGCAGCTTTCGGCCGTCTCGCTGGATGAGTGCCCCGAACTTGGGCGCCTTGTCCATCGGGATCGACACCTCCACCATCTCGCCGCTGGACACGTCTCGGAAGTCGTAGATCGCCATTATGCCGTCACCGTGGCAGAGGATTTCGCGATAGAGAGGAGGATCTCCTTGAACTCGGAGGGGCTGGCCGATGCGGCCTTGGGGCTCAGGCGAGGGCGCATCTCGTGCTCGGGGACGTTGTTCGCGCAGTAGGATACAAGCGCCGCGGCCTCGCCTGGCCCTGAGCAACCCCACCGGAGTTCGGGAGGGTCGATCCCCGCGGCATAGAGCCATGTGGCCTTCCTCGCGGGGTGGCCGTAGCGCAACTGTTCGACGCGACAGCTCCAGCCGCCGAAGATGTCGGCTTGCCAGCCCCCGTGTCGGTTGGGCCTCGGACGCCCGTAGGCTGCCCATGCGTCGGTGTAGGCGGGGTGCTCGAGGCCGCCTCCCCACCTGCGCACGGACGCCAGGGCCGACGCAAAGCACCCGCCATCGTCGCCCTTCTTGTGGCCA